ACGGTTTCGGATGAGTGGGCTGGAAACGTGGGGCGGCTTTTGGGCGGCTTCACGGCAAAAGTAGTTCCTGTCAGTGCCCTTGTCCTGACCGGGGCGTTCCGCAGGTATAGCATGAACGCCGTAGCAGCCGTGCGCGGGAGCGCCGTAAACAAGTTAATAGTCGACTTCCTGATGAATCCGGAACTCGCAGCGGCAGCAATTAAAAAATATCCCGTGCTGGATCCAAACGCCCACGAGTCCCTTATGAGGAGAGCCCGGATCTGGGCGCATCAAAAATTCATTGACGACAACGCAAGACGAATCGAAAGACTAGGTAAGACAACAGGTACTCTATTCGAGATTGGAGCAGGAGCCTCGGGTATGCGTGAGCCCGACGAGCCCGGAGGCACAGGCGACCAGAGTTCCTCCGCTTCACCTCCTGCCGCGCCTTACCTGGGCGGCAAGCAGCGCATGAGACAAACAATACGCGGCATAAGCCCAGCGTCCACGCTCTTTGATGTCAGCGCATTTGACGGAGGACAGGCCCCTAATCCGCCAAAAACAGCCGCCATGAACCAAGGTACACAGGCTCGTGGGCAGAGTGCCTTCGGGCCGAACGACCCGATCTTTGCCAGCCACGGTGGTTCTATTGAAAGCGGTAAAGATTGCGGGATCATGTCGGTCCCGCGCAAACCAAGGCAGCTTGTCGGATGATGTTATCCGCGCACTTTTCGCTGAGTGAGCTTACAAAGTCTTCTACAGCGACGCGGAAGGGGATCGACAACACCCCTGACGACACCGCGATGGAAAACCTCATCGTCCTTTGCAGCGAGGTCCTTGAGCCCGTCCGGGAGCATTACGGCATACCGTTTGTCCCGAACAGCGGATTTCGTGGGTTGGAACTCAACCGGGCTATCGGCTCTTCCGACGGCTCCCAGCACGTCACGGGCAATGCCGTAGACTTTGAAGTTCCGGGGATAGATAACAAGGAGGTCGCGCTCTGGGTCAAGGAGAACTGCGACTTCGACCAGCTAATCCTTGAGTTCTACAAAGAGGGCGATCCTGCGAGCGGCTGGGTCCATTGCAGCTACGACGTGGGCAAGGAGCACCGCAAGTCGGCCCGCATCTTTGACGGCAGCAATTGGACCGACCTAGCTTAGCCACTCCCTAGCGTCCTCTCCCAATACAAGGTCCGCAATCTTAATTTTGTTCCGCAAGGCGTCCACGATCTTCTCGTCAATGGTCTTGGGCGATATGAGGTCGATATACGTCACCTTGTTCTCCTGCCCGATGCGGTGGGCCCGGTCCTCCGACTGAAGCCGTAGCTCCAGGTCATAGCTGTTGCTGTAATATATTACGGTGTTTGCAGCCGTCAGGGTCAGACCGTAACCGCCTGTTTTAGGGTGCCCCACGATGAAACGTAATTCCGATTGCCGATCTTGGAAAGTTTCCACGATCTGTTGGCGCTCGGAATCAGGGGTTTCACCGTGGAGCGTTGCGACCGCTCCTACGCCAAAGCGGTCGCGCAGGGCCTCAGCAATCGAACGAATGTCCCGGGTCCATGTCGCCCATATGATTGCCTTGCCCTGTATCTCGTCGCATATGTTCAATAGTTCAGTCAGCCGATTGGACTTCAACGGGTGAACCGTCCCCTCGTCGTCAGTCAGGCTGCCCAGACATATCTGTTGCAAACGCATGATCTGCGTCAGCACGTTCTGTGTTGTAGATAGTTCCCCGCTTTCCAGCCGCGCCAACGCTAGGCTCTTCATCTGCGCGTAAGCTTCAAGCTGTTCCGTGGTAAGCTCCACTTCACGCCTCACGTAAACCTTGGGGGGAAGGTCGAGGCAGTCTTCTTTCCTCACGCGGAAGGAACTGCCGTCCAGTTTCTCTGTAAGTTCGTCCAGCCTCTGAAAACCAAGAATCTGGTTGAAGGAGTGCGCCCCCATGCTGCGGCGCTGCACGACGGCGTACCTGCCTTGGAAGGCGTAGTAGCTCTTAAATCCCAGTATGCCCGGGTTTAGAAAATCCATCTGGCTGTACAAATCCATGGGACTCTTCGTCACCGGGGAGCCCGTCAGGATGCGGCGCATGGTCGCAGCACGGCCCACGGCGCAGACGGCCTTGGTACGCTTGGCCCGCCTGTTCTTGATCGTGGTAGATTCGTCTACGGTCATAAAGACCTTAAACTTTTTCACAAAGAAGTTAGCGACATCGACACCCTTCTTGGTGGAGAACGCCTCAATGTTCATTAGAAGAAACTTCAGTTTCCCTGTGTGTTCGTGGAGGTCCATTAGTTCCTTACGATTGGCCTTTGTTAGGTTGGGCTTCCACAAGACCACCTCGCGCTCAACCCGGTCCGGAAGATGGGTGTCTATTTCACGAAGCCAGTTTCGGATCACGCCCTTGGGTGCTACGATAAGGGCGAAGTCGATGCGCCCTGTTTCAAAGCATTGCGCCATAGAGTCGATGTCCACCTTTGTCTTCCCCGTCCCCATATCCATGAGAAGGGCGAAGTCAGCCTTTCCGGCACTGGCGGCGAAGGCCTCGCGCTGGTGGTCGTAAGGGTCGGTCTTAAAAACATATTCTTCCATAAAGATTTCTCTTGCATCTGCTTAGATATACCCATATAACGCTTACTGACGGTTAAGTCAACCGCCGATGAACGAAGCAGGAGAGATAATATGAATGACTTACTTTCAGATATGGCCTCCGACTCAGGAGACTCCCCCGACAAATTAGATAGTCTGGATGGCGGCAAGTTGGATTCCGTGGCGCGAATGGCGCAGGCGGCAGCTAACTTGGGGCAGGAAATATCCGACGCCGAGCAGCTTCTCAAAGACAAGAAGCAGGCTTTGCACAAGATCACTGACGAGCAGCTTCCAGAGGCCTTAGAGGAAATGGGCTTGCAGAAGTTTACCTTAACAGACGGGGCCGAGATTTCGGTCAAGCCAATCTACGCCGCGTCCATACCAAGAGACCGCAAAGAAGAAGCGTTCCAATGGTTACGTGACCATGAGTTCGGAGATTTGGTGAAGAACAACGTAACCGTCACTTTCGGTCGCGGTGAAGACGACATCGCGAAAGCGTTCGTGGGCCTTTGTGGCTCACAAGGATTCGTTCCCAGTCAGTTGGAAAAGGTCGAACCGATGACCTTGAAGGCTTGGCTTAGGGAACGGGTAGAAGCGGGCGACCCCATCCCGCTTGATTTATTTGGGGCTTTCATAAGTCAACGTGCAACGATAAAGAGGAGTAAGTGACCATGGCCCAAGAACTGGCTAAAGAGAAAGTTAACAAGGTTGCGATCATGGACGAAAACATGTTCGCTGCCGACGCCGGTGTTGGCGTAACCGACCTCGGTTCAGAAGATCTTGCGATCCCCTTCCTAAAGGTTTTGCAAAAAATGTCCGACGAACTGGACGATCTTTCGGACGCCAAAGCAGGTGATATATACAACACAGTCACGAAAGATGTCGTGAAGGGTGCGGAAGGCGTCACCGTCATCAACTGTGCTTACACGCTTCAGTACATTGAGTGGGAACCAAGGGGCACTGGCACAGGGGCACCTCACCGTATCTACAGTGCCGGGGAAGAGATCCCAAAGACGGAACGTGGCGAAGACAACAAGGACTATGTGGTTGGGGGTAGCGGGCGCTACCTAGAGCGCACCGCCCAGCATTATGTCCTTATCGTGGACGAAGAGGGCATCACTCAGCAGGCCCTCCTCCCCATGAAGTCAACGCAGTTCAAGAAGTCAAAGCAGTGGAACTCCGCAATGCGATCCATGAAAATGAAGGACGCTAAGGGGACGCTGTTTACCCCGCCACGGTTTAGCCATTTGTGGAAGCTTGTGACCGCTTCCGAAGAGAACAAAAATGGTTCTTGGCATGGGTGGCAGATCTCCAAGGACAGCGTGGTGAAGGACCCGTCCATCTACGCGGAGGCCCGGCTGTTCGCAGAGACCATCGGTAAAGGACAAGTAAACGTTAAGCATGTTCAGGAAGACGAAGGTCTCTCCGACCAAGACGTGCCATTCTAGGTAGCAGGGGGGAGGGCAACCTCCCCCCTATCCCCAAAATGAAAAATGAACCAGAGAGATTCGCGCAACTGTTTCGCGGTTTGAACCGAGCCTACGGTGCCTTGGACCTTACGACCAAGGACGCACGGGGTAAGCAAAAGGGCAAATATAAATTTGTCCACGAACCACGGACCATTGCCACTTATTCGTCCCACCTAAAGGGAGAGGCGAGCATTGGCGTTGTTCCTATCAATGAGGACGACGCCTGCCTTTGGGGGGCCCTCGATATTGACCAGTACCCGTTGGACCACGGATCAATAATTAAAAAACTGAAGGTTCTGGAGATTCCTTTGGTAGTTTGCCGTAGCAAATCCGGCGGAGCGCACCTCTACCTGTTCTTTAAGGAATTTGTTGAAGCGGAAAAGGTGCAGCGTAAGTTAAAAGAGGTTGCCGCCGAGATAGGGTTTGGCGGATGCGAGGTCTTTCCGAAACAGATAAAGCTAGTACTGGAGCGTGGGGACAACGGTAACTTCCTGAACCTCCCGTACTTCGATCACGAGGGCGGCCTTCGGTACGCCTTCAACGATGATGGAACCGCCGCAACACTCGGCGAGTTCTTAGATAAGGCCGAGGCTTCGGCGATAACAGAAGACCGACTCGACAGCCTCCTCGAAAAGGCGGCACCCGTGGTGGACGAGAGGCTGAAAGACGGCCCCCCATGTCTGCAAGCCCTATTGCGGCAGGGCTTTCCAGAGGGCACCCGGAACAACGGTTTGTTTAACCTAGGGGTCTATCTAAGGAAGGCTTTCCCCGACGACTGGGAAACAAAGATACTTGAATACAACCAGACGATCATGCAACCAGCCCTTGACTTGAAAGAAGTCAACGTCGTCGCGGATCAGATAAAGAAAAAGGATTACCAATACAAGTGCGCCGACCAACCAATCTGCAACTTCTGCAATAAGGACCTGTGCCGAAGCCGCAAGCACGGAGTGGGTGGCGGAGCCAACACACCTACAATAGCCAACCTGAGAAAATACGACAGCGAGCCACCCCTCTGGTTCTTAGATGTCAACGGCAGCCCCGTGGAAATAGACACCGAAGGTCTACAGAAGCAGCCGCGCTTTCAAATACTTTGCATGGAGCAGATAAACTTCATGCCGCGCACCATCACCCGGCAGGCCTGGGAGGCGCAGATGAACAGCCTTCTCGGGCAGATGGTGGACACAGAGGGGGCGGTAATCTCCACGTCAGCAGATACCAGTCTCAGCGGACAGTTCTACGACATGCTGGAAGAGTTCTCGACGCACATGCAGTCCGCGATGGACCGCGAAGAGATACTTCTTCGTCGCCCATGGACAGACGAGGAGGAAGGCAGGACCTACTTCCGGCTCAAGGATTTCGAGGCGTTTCTTAAGCGCAACAAGTTCTTCGACTACAGGTCCAACAAGATAGCCCAGCGACTTCGAGACATAGACGGCAAGGCCGAACAGTTCAGGATCAAGGGACACATGGTCCGATGCTGGTCGATACCTGCGTACACAAAGATTGACGAGGAGTTCTCGTCACGCTTCGACGAAGAGGATATTCCGTTTTGACCGACACCAACTGGAGCCAACTCCTGCGAGAGCTTCGGGGGGAGGCTCGCATGACCCAGACCGAACTTGCTTACAAGACAAAAATGCCGCAGCGGACTATCGCCGAATACGAGAACGTGGGGGCATCCCGTCAACTCTCCATCTACAAAATTGAGTTGATACTTGCGGCGCTGGGCTACGAGATAGACGTTTTTTTGGTGGAGAAATAAATGTTTCGATATTTTGGACCGCCCGGCACAGGGAAGACCACAACGCTCTTGAACCAAGTGGACGAGCTACTGTCCAAAGGGATGTCACCTAATGAAATTGGCTACTTCGCGTTTACGCGGAAAGCGGCCCACGAAGCCCGGGACCGAGCGGTCTCCCGCTTCAACCTAGACCCGGAGAAGGACTTCATGTACTTCCGTACATTACACAGCCTAGCCTTCAAGGTGCTTGGTCTGACGGGAGCCCAGATCTTGGGGGACAAGGCCCTGCGTGGTTTCAGTGAAGAGGCCGGTTCTGACCTGTGCTCCGGTGGCGCGGAACGCATATCCGACGACGGCTTTAACGTGATGAAATCCAACAACCCCATAATGCGGGCAATTGATCTGGCACGAAACACGCTTAAGGGGCCGGGCTACGCTTATAACGCGATGGAGCTTCCTATTCCGTTCTACGAGTTTGAACACCTGTACAAGGAGTACGAGCGTTTTAAAGAATTTAAAGGTCTCAAGGACTTTACCGACATGATGGTGGACCTCTCTAATAATCCCGGGAGCATTCCGTTTCTTAAGGTGGTGTTTCTGGATGAGGCGCAGGATCTTACGCCCCTACAGTGGAAAGTAGCGCACCACCTAAGTGATCGCAGCGACAGGATGTTTGTTGCTGGTGACGATGACCAAGGTATTTACCGGTGGGCAGGCGCTGACATCAACCACTTCGTCAGTTTACCCGGCGGTTCTGAAGTACTCTCGCAGTCTTACCGAGTCCCACGCAGCGTACACCGTGTGGCAGACTCCATTGTGGGGCGTATCAGGAACAGGCAGAAGAAAACTTGGATGCCACGACAAGAGGAGGGGTCCGTCGAGAAGACCTACGATGCCAACACAGTGTCGTTTGGCGATGGCGAATGGCTCATTCTCGCTCAGGCGAACTACATGCTGGACGAGTTGGCTGACCGGATGACCTCCAGCGGCCACTACTTTGAGCGCAAGGGTTCCCCGTCTCTTAAGAGGACCGTTCGGAACGCCATCAGTTCTTGGAACCACCTCCAGTCGAGCCCCGGCCACGAAGTTTCCCTGAGCGAGGCGGTTAACCTGTACGACCACATGTCTAGCGGTGCAGGGCGGTTGAAAAGGGGTGCTAAGAAAATGCTTTCTGGAGCCGACCAAGAAGACCTTTTTACAATGGAGGTTCTTCGGCTCCACTTTGGTCTGGAGACGCCCGCAGACACCTGGGATGTCGCACTAGACCGGATAGTGGACGAGGACAGGGCCTATGCCTCGGCCCTTCTGAACCGAGGCATTAACATCTTCGAGAAACCCAAGATCAAACTGTCCACGATCCACGGGGCAAAAGGCGGCGAAGCGGACAACGTACTCCTGTTCACGGACCTGTCTGGAAAAGCCTTGAAAGAAATGGAAAAGAACCCCGACGACGCTCACCGGGTTCTATACGTGGGGTTGACGAGGGCCAAACAAAACCTCGTCCTAAAGATGCCGGAAGATTCACAGAGAGGATGGTCGATATGAGAGTTATTATTGAAAGCCCCTACAGTCCCGGAAGCCCGGAAAACATAGAATACGCCCGGAGATGTCTGTTTGATTCGCTCCTTCGGGGGGAATCGCCCTTTGCGTCGCATCTTCTATACACGCAAGTTCTCGACGACACCGACTCCAAGCAGAGATATGTTGGTATGACGCAGGCTTTGGAGTGGTACGAAACGGCGGACCTGTGCGCTGTTTACATTGACCGGGGGATCTCCTCCGGAATGGAATTTGGGAGAAGCCACGCGCAGTCTCTCGGGATGAACATTGAAGAGAGGACCTTGAAAAATGACAGCCAAAAAAGTGTTGGAAACAGCTTTAAATCTTATTGGGGGTGACCGGGCCAGTACCCACGGGTCAATGCTTGAGAACCACGAGAACATTGCCAAGTTGTGGAACGGTTACCTTTACAACAAGGAAGAACTGAGTGCGTCCGACGTTGCCAACATGATGGAGCTTATGAAGGTGGCAAGGCGGAAGGCCGGGGCCTTTAATGCCGACGACTATGTTGACGGTGCCGGATACGCGGCGGTGGCTTATGAATGCGCCGAGGGGGAAGAAAATAAGGAGGAAACCGCACTTGACCCCTTCGACCCAGAGCGCTCCCTGCTCTCCGAGGATATGTTAAAGGCTATGGTAAAATGAAAAAGAACCTCCAGAAGCCCAAGTGGGGCGTGAAAACCGAATGGGTGCCCATCGAGCAGCTACCGCCGACACCGGACGGCATCACAGAAATTGCAATTGATCTGGAGACCAAAGACCCACGGCTCAAGACGCACGGTCCGGGCTGGGCCACGGGTCACGGCGATGTCGTCGGGTTTGCCGTCGCATACGAAGGGTTTAACGCCTACCTGCCCATTGCCCATGAGGGCGGCGGCAACCTCGACCGGGGCATTGTCATGCGCTGGTTCCAGAAGGAGATAGCCAACCACCCGTCGGATAAGATCTTCTTCAACGCCGCCTACGACGTGGGCTGGCTCAAGCGCCTCGGCATCGACCTCAAGGGCAAGATGATCGACGCCATGCTCGCCGCACCCCTGCTGAACGAAAACCGCTTCAGCTATTCCCTGAACTCCGTTTCATACGATTACATGGGGTTGATGAAGTCCGAAGCCGCGCTTCGGGAAGCCGCACAGGAATTTGGCGTAGACCCCAAGGGCGAACTCTACAAGCTGCCCGCCTGCTTTGTCGGCGAGTATGCCGAGGCCGACGCCCAGCTTACGCTCGACCTGTGGCAGGTCTTCAAGATGGAACTGACCAAGGAAGACCTTTGGCAGGTCTTTGACATGGAATCCGTCGTCCTGCCGCTCTGCATAGAGATGACTTGGCGCGGCATCCGGGTGGACCTCGACGCAGCAGAGCGTCTTAAGCAAGACTTGCTCAAGGTGGTCAAGGGCATTAAGTCCGAGGTCAAGAAGGAGACAGGGCTGTCGTTTGAACTGTGGGCCGCTGCCTCCATCGCCAAGGTCTTTGACCATCTCGACATCCCCTATGGCCGGACCAAGACCGGACTTCCAAGCTTCACCAAGAACTTCCTAGCCCAGCACGAACACCCCATAGCGCAAAAAATTGCCGAAGCCCGCGAATACGACAAAATGGGAAACACCTTCCTCTCCAGCATTTTCAGGTATACGGAGAAAGGGCGCATCCACGGGCACATCAACCAGCTTAGATCCGAGGGCGGCGGTACAGTGTCCGGGCGCATCAGCATGTCAAACCCCAACCTCCAGCAAATCCCCGCCCGTAATCCCGACATGGCGCGGAAAATACGCGGGCTGTTCCTGCCGGAAGAAGGGGAGCAGTGGGCGTCCATGGATTTCGATCAGCAGGAACCCCGTATCCTCGTACACTTTGCAAGCCTCACGCACCGGGGACTGACCGGAGCCGACGACTTTGTGAGAGCATACAGGACCGACCCAGATACCGATTTCCATCAGATGGTTGCCGACATTGCCAAGATACCGCGCAAACAAGCAAAGACCATCAACCTAGGTATCATGTACGGCATGGGGCAAACACGGCTCGCGGAGCAACTGGACGTGACGCCGGAGGAGGCTAAACGGCTCATGCGCCAGTACCATGAGGACGTCCCGTTCGTTAAAGAGCTTATGGATGCTGTGCAAAGGAAAGTCTCGCACCGCGACAAGGGGGGGTTTGTCCGGTCCTTGCTTGGCCGAAAGTGCCGCTTTGATCTGTGGGAGCCCAACATGTTTCTGTCTGCCCGCGCCCTGCCCAAGGAAGAGGCGAACATAGAGTACGGCGACAACATTAAACGGGCATATACCTACAAAAGTTTAAACCGGCTTATCCAGTCGAGCGCAGCCGACCAGACGAAGGCCGCCATGGCGGCGGTGTACAAAGAGAGAGGCAAGGTGCCGCTCGTGCAGATTCACGATGAACTGGCCTTTTCGGTTTCTGACGAAGCAGAGGCCTTCGATTTGTGCCGCCTCATGGAGGGTGCGCTAAAGCTCAAAGTTCCAAGCCCCAGCGACATATCGCTGGGTCCGAATTGGGGCATGTTGACTAAGCTGGATAAGTCCCGTACAGTCCCAGAAGTTAAGAGGAAAAAACCATGAACCCAGATAAATGGAAGTCAGTCGTCATCCCAATTGAGAGCTACCGTGTTCTCAAGGATATGGCATCCCGCGAGCGGAGAACGATCAGCGGCCAGTTTACGTACCTGTTGGAAAAGCTCACGGGAACGACTGTAGAGCCCCGCGAAAAGCGGCAGAAAACAAAATGACAGCCGTCATCGCCACAGCCGGGTATTTTGCCGTCGTGCTGCTCGTAGCATTCGTCTGCTCGTAGCAACCCCACATAATTCATTGAAATAAGTTGACAGCGTCTTTTATTTGCCAGACAGTATGGGAATAATCCTACCGAGAAAGGAAGAAAGACATGTTTATTGGATCAACATACGAGCTTGCAGAGGCTCAAGAAGAAAAGACGATGTTTGGCTGGGGCCGCATCAAGGTCATGGCGCGGGTTTTATCTAGCACCCGCACCCAAATCCGTGACGATGTCCATATCACGTCATACTCGTACAATCTTTTGTGTCTAGTCGATGGTGAGGACACAGCGGAGATCGAAGAAGACGAACTCCGCGATGAGGTCATCTCGGGTTACTACAAGCTGGCGGGGTGGAAAAAATGAACGAGGCAGAGCGATTCCTGCGGGGAATGGACTGGCTGCAAGGCGAACTTTGCAAGCCCCGCCGCGCTCAACAGCGTATTTTAAATTGTGAGCAAGCACGGGACAGGGCCCACGACCCGGACATCAAAATCATTTGGGCGTCCAAGGCGCAACAATTGCGCCTGCAACAAGGAGACATATCATGGGATTGTTAGGCGATGTTTGGGCCTGCCTGCTTGGCAGGAAAGAGGTAACAGCGGCGGTTCAACCTCCGAGAGGAGATGGCGCGTTCGTGCCGATCCCAAGATGGACCCACGC